CGAGCTGCAGTCCGTAGTGCAGGCCGAGCTGGTCGATGCGGTATCGTTCATCGATAACGACCTCTCGCCGAACCGCGCTCGAGCGATTGAATACTATCGCGGTGAGCCGTTTGGCAACGAGGAAGAGGGCCGCTCGCAGGTTGTGTCTACGGATGTCCGAGACACGATCAACGGCATCATGCCGTCTCTTATGCGCGTCTTCTTCGGCTCGTCCAAGGTGGTCGAGTTCGTACCGCGCGGCCCGGAAGATATCCAGACTGCCGAACAGGCGACCGATTACGTCAACTGGATCTTTACCTCGGACAATAACGGCTTCTTGGTGCTGCACTCCGCATTCAAGGATGCGCTGCGCGGTGCGCTCGGTATCGTCAAGTTTTACTGGGAAGAGAAGGTTAAGGTTAAGACCGAGCACTACACCGGTCTGGATGAAACCTCGCTGACGCTGCTGCTCGATGAGCCTGACGTGATTGGCTCGGCCATCAGCTCAGAGGATGACCCGAGCTGGCAGGCGCCGGTTGACCCGATGACCGGGCAGCCGGTGATTGATCCCAACACGGGACTGCCGCCGCAGGCGCCGCAGATCTACGCCTTGGAATTGAAGCGCGAGATCCGCGACGGTCGCGTGAAGGTGGAAGCTGTTCCGCCAGAAGAGTTCCTGATCGACCGCCGTGCTACCGGAATCATGGACGCCACCATCGTTGCGCATCGCCGCATGATGACGGTGTCGGACTTGGTGGCGCTCGGCTACGACAAGGACGAGGTGGAGCAGCAGGCCGGTGTCTTTGAGTTAGATACCAACGACGAGTACCTCGCTCGCAACCCGTATGCGCAGGCTTATGGCCCCGGCGGTACGCAGGACGACAAGCGCGTGCTCTACGTCGAGTCCTACATTCCGGTTGACTACGACCGCGATGGTATCGCAGAGCTTCGCAAGATCTGCACCATCGGCCACGGCTACAAGATCGTGATGAACGAGCCTTGCTCGCATCGTCCGTTCGCTTTGTTCTGCCCTGACCCGGAACCGCACGCATTGATCGGGCTGTCGATCTTCGACATGACCGCCGATCTGCAGCGCATCAAGTCCGCGGTCATGCGCAACATGCTGGATTCTTTGTCGCTCTCGATTCACCCACGGGTTGGCGTGGTCGAGGGTCAGGTCAATATGGACGACGTGCTGAACACAGAAGTCGGGGGCGTAATTAGACAGCGCGCTCCGGGCATGGTTCAACCGTTCTCCGTTCCGTTTGTCGGTCAGGCGGCATTCCCGATGCTCGGCTATCTGGACGAGGTGCGCGAGACGCGCACTGGCATGTCCAAGGCTGCGATGGGATTGGACGCCAATGCCCTACAGAGCACCACCCGTGCGGCGGTCGCCGCGACCGTCAGCGCCGCGCAGCAGCATCTTGAGCTGATCGCCCGAATCTTCGCCGAAACCGGGATGCGCGCCTTGTTCAAAGGCATTCTCAAGCTGGTTGTGGAGAATCAAGATCGCCCACGGGTGGTGCGCCTTCGTAACCAGTGGGTGCCGATCGATCCACGCGGCTGGCAGGCCGAGATGGACGTTGAGATCAACGTCGCACTCGGTGGTGGCACCGAAGAGCAGAAGGTGGCGACGCTTACGGCGATTGCGCAGAAGCAAGAGCAGATCCTGCAGACGCTCGGCCCACAGAATCCGCTCGTCACGCCGGTGCAGTACTACAACACGCTGACTAAATTGGTCGAGACGTCAGGCTTCAAGAATGCGGCCGACTTCTTCACCAATCCTGCGCTGGTGCAGCAGCCGCCTCCGCCTCCGCCTCCGCCAGATCCGGCGCAGATTTTGGCGCAGGTCGAGACGCAGAAGATTCAGGCGGACATCCAGAACAAGGCGGCAGCGCTCGAGCTGGATCGCCAGAAGATGTTGCTCGCCGATGATCGCGAGCGTGACAAGACCGAAGCGCAGTTGATGCTGCAGGCCTATGAGACGCAGTTGAAGTACGGCGTGCAGGTAGACATGCAGCAGATCAATTCGATGATGAAGGCACCGCGCACGGCAACGCCGAGCGTGCAGCAGCCGGTGATCCCTGAGATTGTGATTCCGCCGGCACCACCGGCTCAACCTTTGATCTAGTGAGGCGAACATGAGCACCGGTTCATCTTTCGGATATCAGCAGCCTTCCTACGGTGGCATGGGCGGAATGGGGGGATATAACCCATTCGGTGGCATGGGGTACGGCTCTTCGATGATGGGCGGCTATGGCCAGCCAATGGGCGGCGGCTATGGTTCCATGTACGGCAGCAGCTACAGCAATCCGTATGCGAGCAGCTACGGCAGCACCTACAATCCGTTTGGCTCGTCGTCTTACGGCATGTCATACGATCCGTATATGTCAATGGGATTCGGCGGCGGATACCAGCAGCCGAGTTCCTATAATCCGTTTGCTGGCGGCGGCTTCGGCACCACCTTCGGCGGCATGGGCGGATATAACCAGATGGGCGGCTACGGTCAGGTCGGTCTTGGCTACCTGCCTCCTCCGCAGCCGACGATCAACGACACGGTCGCGAACCAGTTCATGCAGCAATACTACGGCGGCGCCTTTGGCCTTGGCGCGCAGCCGCAGCCGCGTCGCCAGCGCCCACGCAATCCATTCCGCCGTGAGCAGCCTTTTGTGCAGCCTGCGGTTATGGACATGTCATCGCAAAGCACTGCGCAGCCTGTCAGCAGTCCGGTCGGCGTCTCGCAGTCTGTTGTCAATCCGATCCAGTACGACACGGCTGCGCTGCCGACATCATTCTTCTCGCCGGGCGCGTTCGACAGATCGCTCTTGGATGATCTGAATTACATGCGGTTCTAATGGCGCTGGAGGTTCAACGTGTCCCTGAAGGTAGAATTCTTGAAGCTCTTTCATGCCTGCGCGGCTACCTGTACCAGTCTATGGAATGGGCTGAAGGCCGCGTGCAAGTCGATGACATCGCGGCTCTCGCGCTGGCTCCACAGTCGCAACTGTGGGTGGTGATCGATAACAGCTTCGGCGTGCTGAACGGGTACTTGCTGACAGAGATTAAGCAGTACCCGAGAAAGAAGATGTTTGTTGTGCATTACTGCGTAATGGAGCCGCACATCAAGGAAAGCGTCGAAGATCAGATGCACAAGACGATGGAGCAGTTCGCTCGAGACACCGGATGTTTTGGCGTGGAATTCTTCGGCCGGCCCGGCTGGAAGAAGCACGCCAAAAAGTTTGGATACAAAACGCAGACCGTAGTCTACGAGAAGCATTTCTATGGATGACATACGACAGTCAAAGGCGCCGAGTCCGAACAACGCGCCGGTGCAGTATTCACAGCAGTACCAGCATCTGCTCAATAACCAGTTGAAGCTCTACTTCAACCAAGTAGACAACAACAACCGAGAACTGATCGCGTCGGTGCACAGCCTAAACGTGCTGCACTGGCTGAACGGAGTTTGAATGGGCCAGTACCAGAACATCGTCGGCAAGAAGCTCGGCAACGCTAACATGACGTCGTCTTATGCGACGCTGTACACAGTGCCGTCCTTGACCCGCACTTACGTCAAAGACATCAACATCTGCAACGTCACGGCCAACAAGCATCAGGCCTATGTGCATCTTGTTCCGTCTGGCGGAACACCTGATCTAAGCAATGCCATTGTTTACAACTTTGGCATTGACGGTGGCGCAATATACAACTGGCGCGGCCTTGCAATCATAGACGAGGGCGGCACGATACAGGTCAAGGCAGACGCAGTTGACAAGCTGTGCGTTTACATCAGTGGAGCGGATGCGACATGAGAGGCTTATACGCAAACATTCACGCCAAGCGTGAGCGGATCAAGGCTGGCAGTGGCGAGAAGATGCGCAAGCCGGGCGCTAAGGGTGCTCCGACTGCATCGGCATTCAAGGCTTCTGCCAAGACGGCGAAGAAGCGCAAGTGAAGACGCCGGCGTGGCAACGCGCCGAGGGGCAGTCCAAGAAGGGCGGCCTCAACGCCAAAGGGCGCGCGTCTTACAAGGCAGAGACTGGTGGAACACTAAAGGCGCCAGTCAAGGGTGCGCCTAAGACGCCAGAGCAGTTGCGCCGTAAGGGCAGTTTCTTGACCCGTATGGGGTCGATGCCGGGCCTACTGACAGACGAGCAAGGGGATAAGACTCGGCTGAAGCTGAGTCTTGAGGCGTGGGGGCATTACGGGGATAAATCCAGCGCTGTCGCAAAGGGACGACGGTTGCTCGAGCAATATAGGAACAAAAAGGATGGCAAGTAGAAAACGAATCCCGCCGGGTCTTTTAGACCCAGAATCGCAAGCAATTGAAGAAGCAATCGCTGGATCTCCGGCCGTTGCTCAGTTTGGTCAGGGCGTCTATAACTTTGGACGCAATCTTGCTACCGGCGCCGCAGATCTAGGCTCGAGATTTGTTCAAGACCCGCTCGGCACTGTGCGAGGTGGGATTCTTGGTGCATACGAAACAGGCAAGGCCTTTGCTCAAAATCCGCGCGAAATGATGACGCAGATGGCGCAGGCAGAAATGCAGCGCGCGTCGCAAGCATTGCAAAGCCCGCAGGCTGCTGGTGAGTATTTGCCATCGTTTTTGAATCCGATGCGCATGTTCCGCGGCCCCGGCGGCCAGATGGTTCGATTGACCGAGCAAGAGGCGGAGGCTTTGCGCCAATCAAACCCGCAGCTTTATGGAACGCTGCGCGAGTTCCTGACTGAAAAAGAGTTCCAAGAAATTACGCCGAAGAGCGCCGAAAAAACTGGAGGCCTGCTCGAAACGTACAAGACCATGAACCCAGAGGATACGGCAGCGATGGCTTATGCCGGTCGCGCCAAGCTTGGGTGGTACTCGACAAGCGGCGACGCAATCAAAACGGTATTCGGAGATGACGCGCCGCGGTTTACTGCGCTGCTCTCTTCGCTTTCTCCGCAAACCAGTGTGGAGTCAAACCTGCAAAACGCACTGAGTGTATGGAAAAATTGGAACGCATCTGGCCGCCCGACTGATCGAGACTCAATTATCAAGATCATGGGCGACAGCGTACAGCAGTCTCCTCTTGCGGAAAGAAGCGCGTCTCAGTTGGAGTCGCTCGGAAGTAGACTTGGCATCAAGTCAAAGTCAAAGTCAGCTCTGCTGAAGCGAATTCAGGCATTCTCTGACGCATCTCCCGAGAACGCTGACTTGGTTCGACGTGTATCTGTTCTTGACGCATGGACAAACAACAGCGTCAGATCATTGGCCACAGCAGATCCAGAATCTTTGATCCTGTCAGGGCCAAAGGTTGACTCGTTCATGAGAAATCTGCTCGGAGACATGGCGGAAGTCACCAACGATACATGGATGGCAAACGCATACGGAATCATGCAGGATCTATTTGCTGGAGCCGCGAGAAAGGCCGCAAGCGGCGAAAAGCTCGGCATGAAGGGGCCGGGATATTATGCCGCCAATGTCAATGCTAGACAGGCGGCAAAGGTGCTTGAGGAGGCAACCGGAAGGAAGTGGACTCCTGCAGAAGTGCAAGAAACAGTTTGGTCTTACGTTAAGCCAGCGGTTGAAGAGCGCCAGCGATTACTTAAGAGCGGGCAAGATGTCACCATCAGCGATCTGGTCGCAAGCGGCGTCATTAACGAAGACAAGATTCGAGGCGTGGCCGACTTTGCAACATTGCTGACAAAAGATCCGAAATATCGATCTTTGCTCGAGCAGGCTGGATACGGACAAAGGCTGGCAGCTCTTGAGGCCAATCCGCCATCATTCTCTCCGGGCAACATTCGCAGAAGCGAGGCCTTGGAAAAGCGACTGACTGATATAGTAAACAAGAGACTTGACGTCACTGCCGCAACGCCGAAAAAGCAGCGCGGCAAGACCGGACTTTTAGAGGACTGATCATGCCTAGTAAATCCGCCAAACAAGCCCGTCTGATGGCCGCCGCTGCGCACTCCAAGGAGTTCGCCAAGAAGGTCGGCGTGCCGATGAAGGTGGCCCAGGAATT